ATATTCAGAATTGCTGATAGAAAACTCAACTTCAACAACCAAATTTTTTTGTGTTATTGTATTCAGTAGCTGACCTTTGTTAACTTTTCGAAAAGGTTTACCAAATAAAACAAAAGAAAGAGCGTCAAGAATAGTTGATTTACCCGCACCGTTTTCGCCAACGATGAGAGTTGTGCTTTGTTTATTCAATTCAATTTCTGTGAATACGTTACCTGTTGAAAGCAGGTTTTTCCATCGTAGTTTTTTAAATAAAATCAAAGTTTCTCACCTATCAATTCAACATCAGCAAATGTTTCTATCCAAAGTTTAGCACCACAGGGTCGTGGTTTGTTTGGTCTATATATCATATGTGAAGGTCCATTAATTCGAACTTCCATACAATATCTAACTTTGCCATCTTTTTCAACTCGACAAACAGGTTCATCGCGTCCATGTTTAGCATTTTGCTGTATGATATTTCTGTTTATATGTATAATAGTTGACTTATCCATATCATTTTCTTTTATCACTAAATCATCTTGAATTGATACAATTCCATCAGTTAAAACCCAAACAATTTTATAATTTGCAACTTTTTCGTCAACTCTGTATATTATTTCTGAGGATTTATCAATATACAAATATTGCGCTTCACCCATTTTACCTGTTTCGAGATCTTTAAAACAAATAATATTATTGCTAGTTCTGTATGGATAATCTTTTACTGAGATTTTTATCATTCAATAGATAATGCTTCGTTATATATTTCAACAATTTTTTTCTCAAGTTTTTCTTTGTTTACTGTTTTTGCATCTACGCCTTCGATATATTTTTTGAAAATGTCAAGAGTTGATTCAGCTTCATTAATGATATCAGCATCATCTTCTAATGCAAGATTAAGATGATCCTCTACAATTTGCATCTCAATCGGGGTTTCGCCCTCGATATTTTCAATAAACTTATCGAACCACAAAGGATTATCTTTATTTGTAACAATAACCTTCACAATAGTATTTTTATACTGCGAGTAATCAATATCTTTATTTAAGAAGTCATCGTCAAGATCATTATACCAAATCTTCTTAAACATTTTAAATGGATTTTCAATAAAGGTTAGTTCCCTCGTTTCAGTATCCAAGATATGAAACCCTCTAGGATCATCATAATCAGACCAAGTAAACTCACCATGAGAGCCCAGATAAAAGATAGAACCATCGCTGGAACGGTGATGATAATGCCCGCTAAGAACCATATCAAACCGATCGAAAACAGACCTATCATCACCATGCGATACAATAGATCCTCGGTACATTTCGAAACCTTGGATTTCAAGATGACCCGCAGCAATTGGCGCATTGCTACTCTGGATTCGCTGAATAGTCTCTTTTCTGTTTTCATCACATATCCATGGTATTAAAAGAATGGGAAGATTATCAAAAGTAACAAGCTCGGGAACTTTGTCATAAATCTTGATATAAGGGTATGAGTTAGCAATTTCGCGAAGAGCGTTTATCTCGTTCGTGTTTTTGAAATAGGTATCATGATTACCAGCAACCATATAAACATCGAGCGCACGATCAGTCAACGGCTGCAAAAAATCTTCTCTCAAACGGCGAGCAGTATTAATATTGATATACTTGCGGCGATCAACAAGGTCACCGAGATGAAGAACAGTATTGATACCATTTTTATCAATATAAGGAAAGAAGATCTCATCGAGAAATCTTTTGGAGTTATCCATGAAAGCAGTGTGATCATTACGAACCCCCCAATGAGTATCTGTAATAATAGCTATCTTCAACGCATAACTCTTGTGTTAGACTTATTAATTGGTCTAGCAGTGTTATACTTATTGACTGCTGCATTGCAATAATCACGGATTGCCTCGATCCTATGAATATAGTTTGTTCTTTCATTTTCATGTAATGTCTTATCTTGTAATTTGTTTACCAAGTCAACAATATTAACTGGCACTAAATGTTCATTTTTCATAATTAGTTCTCCGAAAACTTTTCTACTCCAGTAACTCTACTATTTTTCTTTATTTTAGTCAACTTATCTTCATATGATTTTACAACTTCTGAAGAGTATTCATTAGCTACCATTTGTACGTTCGAATCACCTTCCCAAAGTTCGTTCATTAAGAAAGAGTTTTCAAAGTTTTTGTGTTTAATATAAGTTTGCTTTTTTTCTTTATGGATTCTTCTAATGAAGGCGTTCCATGCGATTTGTGTAAAATAAGCAAATGGGTTATTTGTTTTATCAGGATCAAAGTTATCAACGGCTGATACACAATCAATAATACCGTCTGATATCATCTCTTGTTTATAAGTATAACCTGAGAAGTTTGGTTTCTTTGCCAAATTATTACAAATCAAAAGAATAGATTGACCGATATAATTCGGCACTTGAGGTTTAGGTTTATCATTAGCCTCAGCCTCTTTTAAAGAGTTTTTATACTGAATCATAGCTCCGTAAAGAGTTTTATTGTTGATATAATTTTTTGCTTTAGCCATCTTTACCCCTTGACTTTTTAAAAATGCACAGTATAATCACATCTGTGCGCCATGATATATTAGATCTTAAGATTTACCTTATAGATCTTGTACTCAAACTTCTCTTCGTTATAGATTTTAATACGCTCCATAAAATGGAGTAATGTATAATTTTTCTTTTGTTTCCAACTCATATCATCGGCGATATCATAAAGCGTTGCGCTATCTTTAGTGTCTGACTTACGTAGTCCGCGACCAATTGATTGAAGATTTCTAATTTTGGATTTTGAAGGACTAGCAAATATAACATTATGCAAATTACGAATGTTGACACCTGTGGAGAAAGTTCCGAAAGAAGCAACGATAATTGCGTCTTTCTCTTTCTCCACAATTCGACGAATGTCTTCACGATCTTCACCATCTACCTCTCCAGATACATAGAATACTTTACGATCACCTGCTTCTTTTTTGATCATATCACAAAGCACCTTACCGTGTTTTTCAACAAATTGGAAAAGCAACAGAGTGTTTCCTTCAAGAGAAAGGACAAGGTTTGTAATAAACTTATTACGAGCTTCAAGTCTAACAATATAATCCATCTCAGCTTGATAATCAGCAGCACGTGCAATCATCTGTCTAACATGATCAGGATAAGAAAGAACGATTGCTTTAATTTTAAAATCAGCAAGATGTTTTTGTTCAATAAGTTCAGAAGTTGTAGTTACCTTTCTAACGGATCCGAACAAGCCTTCAAGAACGAGTTTGTGAGTCTGTGTGCCATCCAAGGTGCCAGTAAAACCAAAACGATACTGGCAATTATCCAACTTAGTAAGAATAGAAGTGAGCGACTTAGCTTTGAAAAGATGAGCTTCGTCACCTATGACCACATCAAACTGTCGGAAATACTCTTTAGGCATTTTGTATATCGACTGCCATGTTGAGATTGTAATAGGCTTATCCGTTTGTTTATCTTGTCCTGCAAAAATTCTATGAACGTACCGATCAGATACAAAGCCATAGTCAGCAAAGTCAGAGGCAAGCTGACTAACAAGAGAAGTAGTTGGCACAATAATAAGAGTGCGTGCATTGTAATACCTCGTTAGAAGATAGATAATAAACGATTTACCTGAAGCTGTTGGAGATAACAAAAGAGCTCGACGCTCGCGCACACCATGTACGAAAGCCTCGAGCTGATAGTCTCTTGGTTCAATTGTAGGTTTTATTTTTGTTACAAACTCTTTAGCTTCTTTAAGTGAGAATTCTTCGGAAGCAAAGTCTGAGATATATTCTAATTCGTATTCTCTAGACTTACAAAACTCTTCTACATACTTGTTCAAACCAGCGTAAATATAACCAGTCATAACTTGAAAAAGCCTGATCTTACCGTCCCAAAACTTGTTACGATAAGCAGGCATAAAACGAGCACCAGGAACATCAAATGTGAAGTAATCGTTTAGTTCGTAAGCGGTGCTCGGCTCACATTCTATCTTATTATACACTTCATCAATTTTACGTATGTAGATTTTTTCCATTATGCTCCCATAGTAAACTTTTGCCAATCAATCGCTGCTTTGATATTGTAACCTCTGTTACCAAGAGACTTAATGATAGATTCGAGCAATTCTAGCTTTTCTTGTTGAAGACCGATCTTAAGAGATAATCTAATAAGTTCTGAGTCAGCTTCAAGATACATCGGAATGTCAGCTTTAAGAATCATACCTTTTGGTGGCAATTTCCAATCTTTAGGTGTTGACTCATTCGGACCTTGGGTGTAAAATTCATACTTATCAAGTTTCAATTG